AAAATTGCTTCCGTAGCCGTTTGTCCGAGTCCGCCGCCGAACTTCTGCGCCGATGATGTCCCGCGCTTCACCGCGTGTCTTGCAGTCATAATCAAGCATGATGCGGTCTAGGATGAAGTCGCTGTGCAGTTCCTTGTCGGTGTAAGAACGAACGTCTCGCCAGTTGTGGCGAAGCATTCTTGCCCATGCGCCTGGATGGCTGCTGTTGCTTTCGGGATCGTCAATCATGCGACACCGTAATGCTTCAGATAAAACCGCGACCACGAGTCATCCGGATATTTGCCTTCAGTCCAGTTCTTGCGGAGTTGGTCTTTGGTCATCTTTCCGGCTTTCCACTTGTTGAGGTCCATTAGGAACTTTGTGCGCGGGTTAACCGTCACCCACCCTTGCCCTCGCCGCCAAATTTTTCAGCCAGTCTTCTTGGTGCTGCGATGGCGGAGTAATTTGATGCGCCATTGATTTCAGAAAGCCGATTTCAGCTTCAGTGAACGACTTGCCGGAATATTGAACCTTCATTGCAGTCCGCCGCCATTGCGGAATAATTTTCGCCGGTATCATTTCATTTCCCCTATTTTGTGCCGTAACGCTTCGCCAGAAACGCGGCCCGTTCATCCTGATAGGAATTGCCGCCCGACATCTTTGGGATGTAGGCAACCGGATCGCTTATCGAATTGGCTTGGCAGTAGGCTATGCGCCGAACCGTCTCTGCGTCCTTGTATAGACTGCGCCACTTGCCAATCAGGCTGCGGGCTGCCTTGTCAGACTGGCCAGTTGACTTGATGTAGTCGAGACATTCCCCAAAAAGTCTTTCAGCCAATGTGGGCGGAACGCCACTTACGTTAGTAAGTGTTCTGGCTTCTGGCTTCTGGGTAGTAGGTTCCGTATTAGGTGACCTATTAGGTGCGTCATTTTCAGCTTTGTTTTCATTGGCTTGCGCCCATCGCTTATTGACGCTCTTTCTCCCTTTTTCGGCGCGGTCTTTATCCGCAACCATTCGCCTAGAGTAAATGACGCCCTTACGTGAACGGCTAAACACTCCTGCACTTTCCAGTTCCACCATCAAGGCTGCTGTCTGGTCTGTGCTAGTGCCCGCCAAACGCGACAGGGCGTCATCCTCTAGTGGCTTCCCGTTTACAACGAGATGGCCATAGGGAGTTGCGCTGTGCATGATGCACAGCATTTCCATCCAAAGCCCACGCGCCGCCAAGGAGACTAATCTAAGCCCCTGATCGCCGCGCCAGTCTTGCGGATAGAATTTCATCCACGGATTAGCCATGCGAGCCTCGCACAGCTTGGAATTGTCCGTAAAATCTGCCTGTAGCCGTGCCGGTTACGCCATTGCGACGCTTGGCACAGATGAACTCTATTTCATTTTCTGCTTGGTCGTATGCCGCCTTCCATTTGGCATATTCGAATTCATCGGGAGATGGTTCTTCCTGCTTCAGATAATAGGCTTGGCGCACAAGGAACATGACGCCATCGGCATCTTGCTCAATCTGGCCACTGTCGCGCAGATCGGAAAGCTGCGGGCGCTTGTCAGGGCGCTTTTCAACTTCGCGGCTCAACTGTGCCAAGGCAAGGACGGCAACATCATGCGTCTTTGCAATGGCTTTCAAGGCCATGCTGATTTCGGAAACCTTTTCATACATGCCCTTGGCTTGCGCATCGGGTGAAAGCAGTTGCAGATAATCCACCACAACCAGATCAAGCGATTGCCCCTTGGCAGCCATGCGGCGCTTTGTGCGCATTACAATCATGGACAGGCGGCCCGTTGTCAGCTTGCCAGCGTCAACCACCCTGTAGGGCATGTCAGCCAGCATCCGGCGCGCATCCATCACATGCTTGCGCTGCTCGAATGAAAGGTTGTTGTCGCGCAGGGCAGCATAGGGGACGCCCATACGACCATTAAAGCACAGATCGGCAGCCATACGGGCCGCCAGTTCAGTTCCCGACATTTCCAGCGAGATGTAAAGCACCCCGTGCCCTGCCTGTGCTGCGCCGAGCGTGTAGGAAAGTGCGCAAGCGGTTTTGCCCATGCCAGGGCGACCAGCAAGGATGATAAGTTCCTTGCGGCGCAGCTTACCGGCTATCTGGTCAAACTCTGGAATAACGTGCGATTGGACACCTTCGCTTTCCTTTTGGGCAAGCAGAGCATCAAGGCATTCAAGAGCCGATGTTTGGACAACACCGTCAGCCTTGCCATAATCAGCCAAAGCAGCGTCAGCGGCCTCGGTTACAGACGAAAGATCATTTTCGACACCAGCGGCAAGCATGGCTGCATTTTGCAGGCCGTCTAAAATGCGGCGGCGCTTGGCCAGTTCAGCCACTTGCTTCACGCAATCGGCAACAACCAACAACGCACCATCGGAAGCGGTCAGTTTCAGGAGATACCCTACCCCGCCAAGTTCCTCTAGGTTCGGGATGGCCGACAGATAAGGCTTAAGCGTTACCGGCGAAACCGCCTTGCCAAGCGAAGCCTCGCGCACAATCGCCTCAAACAAGGCCGCGTGTGTAGGCTCCGAAAAGTCGGTGACGGTCAGGCGGTCAGCCACACGGTCAATGACGCTATTATCCTGCATCATTGCGCCGATAATTTCGGCCTCTGCTGCTACGTTGCGCAGGCTGTCTGTTGTCGGAAAATCATGCAACATTTTGGGCCTCGAAATATTGAGACCAAATGCGATGAGCGCGCATTATCTCGCGCCGGTAATGATCCGATTGGCGAAGTTCGGGACGATCCGACGCAAACTGGCACAAGGCACAAAATACATGCCAAGCAGCCAACATATCTTGCGGCGGCGGGGAATCGTTAGTAACGAGCGTCAAAGCCATGACAGTCTCCACGAAAGGCTGTTTTGGTCAGGCCCGTTTTCTTCCGTTGCAGCGGTGAAGCGGGCCGTTTTTGTATAGCGCATTTCTTTGAAAAACGCTGCAAAAATACATCCACATGCGGGGAAAATCTGTGGAAGAAGGTTGTTCACAGCCACCTCCACGAGCGCAGGACTTCCTTGGTTTCATCAATTGAGCGCACAATCTCGCACAGCGCGCCCCTGTCCCGCAGGACACGGTGCAAGTGCTTTTGATCGTTGCTAACCCGCCCCGTTGGCGTTTTGACTTCTAGAAAGCCTACAGCGCCTTTCTTGTTGATTAGAACAAGGTCGGGAGCACCTGGCATCAATCCATCCGCCTTCATGGCAGCAACCTTGCGGATGCGTTCCATCCTGCCACCAGCTACGTGCGCGCCGTTAGGCACAGCCCACGATAGAATGCCCTGCCCTGCCAGCCAGCCACGGATAGCGCGTTGAATATCGCGCTCCGATTGCTTGGGCATTTTGTCTAAGTGCGTTTTCCACGCACCGGCATGAGAACCGCCGTTTTCGGGATCGTCAATCATGCGGCTAGCGCATGTTTCCGAACTACTGGAAGATCGGCAAAGCGATAGCCGGGTTGTATTGGCACAACGTTTCGCCGCACGGTTGCCTGATATTCGTAGAAGAATTTGCCGTGACGCTTTTGCGTTAAAAGCAGATGGCCTTTGTCATAAAGCGCCCTGATTGCGGCAATGCCCTCTACTTCACGCTCTGTCAGGTCGCGGGCAAGATAGCCGTTGTGGTAGCTTAGGCGGTCGCCAGCCTTGGCATTGTGAAACCAATCATAAATTTCCTGATCCGTCATTACACACACTCCTTTAAAGGATCGTTAGCCCATGCTTTGCGTTTGGCAGTCCAATAAGCTTGCTTGGCGCGTTGCTGCTCAATGATGCGCGCTGCTTTGCGCTTGCGGAGTGTCAAGGATAGCTTGACGTTTGCTATTAGCCCCCCCAGCATGGTTAAGCGTCTCCACGTGCCATGCGGACGGCCAGCTTGGCAGTGCCGGATTGTTGGTTTTGGAAGGCTTCGGCTATCCGTTCGAGACGGGCATTCTTTGCGGCCAGTGCGTCGGTCAAACGCTTGTTTGACGCCATCTCATCCCAAAGACGTTCTTCCATTGCGTTGCAGTCTTTGGCTGCCCGCACCATGTCCTTGTGCGCTTCGGCATAGGCTTGAAAAGCATGGTCAGCCTCATCCTGTGCTGCCTTAATGGCTTTCAGGCGGGTTGCCGCACCAGCAAAGAAACCAAGTGCGAAACAGGCGGTAGCGCCGCCGTAGATAAGCAAGTCTTCCATTACGCTGCAACTCCTCTGATTTTGTCCGCTTGACGAACGATGGCCATTGCAGGGCCGATGTGCGGACGTAGGATTTCGGCAACCTTCATGGTTTCCCGATGGTCGCGGTTGCCGTCTGTATTGGCTTTCATCAGTTCGCTTGCGCCGTCACACAGACCAGCGGCCAAGCTAAGGTCGGGTTCGGCAGCGTCACCGATGGGGACAAGCTGGAACCCATAAGCCGATGCCAGTTCGTCTAGGACGGTTGCGTCAGCCTTCAGCGCGTCGAACAGCGCCTTTGCGTCAGGGGTTGAACCGCCAAACACTTTATCCAGTGCGCGGGTTGTGCGGCCCATGCGATCGGCAAGGTTGCCGCGCCCTATCTTTGCAGCCACGCGGGCAAGGCCAGCGACAATAAGGCTATGGAACTGGGATTCCGAAATATGCTGCGGTTTCGGAACGACAGGGTTAAACAGTTCAGACATATTGGCCCCCATGAAAGGAGTCACAAAAACAAAATGCCAGCAGGGGCGAACCATGCGACCCGCGCTCCTGCTGGCCATAGTCTTCCGTCAGCGCGGCGGGAGAGTAGGAGCCAATGCGCTGCGGGACGAAAGTCATGCGGCTTGCTCCCGTGGTAATTCAGGGAGAGCCAAAACGGCTTCGCGATGGTCTTGCGGGATTTTGTTGCGTTCCCACCAGCCTTGGACAGTCGTATGATTGAGATGTCCAAGTTGGCGAGCCAAAGGGCGTATGCCGCCGCGTCGCGAGATGATGTCTTTATCCGTCATACGCATCTTGTACGCGATGCTGTACGTTTCGTCAACGTAGAAAGTGAATATCAAAAAAAAGACTATACGTTTATGGGAAACGAATCATCTTTGGGGGCCAAGCTGCGCTCACTGGTCGAACGGTCGGGCCGTTCGTATCGCGAAATTGCTAAAGCCGCAGGCTATTCGGGCGCATCCAGTGTGCAGCGATATTTTTCCGATGACTACGATCCGCCAGCTTTACCGCTCAATGTAGCCAACAAGCTGGCCAAGGGTTTTAACGGCTCAAGAGTGTCCCCAGAAGAAATTATGGCCCTGTCTGGAGTCCCATTGACTTTAGACGCTGTTACATTCAATCCTGAAAGCATAACAAAAAATCAGCCGCGAGATATTCCTGTCTACGGAACCGCGCTGGGGTCGCTCTTCAACTTTGAGGGGCAAGCAGTGGAACAGACGTTTTTAGACCAAGGCGATGTTATTTCACATTTTCGCAGGCCGCAGTCGTTAGTCGGGCGGTCAGATGTTTACGGCGTATATATTCAGGGCAGTTCGATGTTTCCTCGATTCCAGGAGGGCGAAATCGCCTTTGTGGACGGCAAGCGCCCGCCCCTGATAAACGACGATGTCATAGTGTTTTTGCGGCACTATAACGGCCATGATGAGGAATTAAGCGCCTGCCTTATCAAGAGGCTTGTCAGGCGAACCGCAAGCTATGTGGAATTGGAACAATTCAATCCGGCGCTAACCTTCCGCGTGGAGATCGAAAAGGTGGCCAAAATCCACCGCGTTATTCCTTGGGCGGAATTGCTATCATGAGGCCGCTTATATTGGTGGTCTTATTGGCTGGCTGTGGCGGGCCGCAAATGTCCGACAATCAAAAGCACGAAGCTAGGGCAATCGCCCTTGATGTTGCTGCCGCTACAAGTTCTAGCAGCGACTATTATGAGCTGCGTTCGCGGATTGAAAAGCTGGAACAGCAAGCGGAGCGTTCGGCATCGGCTGACAAGGTGACGCTTGACGCTTTGCAGGGCGCACTAGAGCGCGAAAAGCGCATGAGCGAAACGCTGGATAAGTTCATTGAGAATTACAATAAGCACACACATTGAAGGTCAAAAATAAAAGCCAAAATTCAAGGCTGTATGTTTTTTACGTAAGCGCGTACGTTTTTATTTGACATTGCGTACAGTTTAAGCGTACACCTGTCTTCACACAAGGAGACAGGCAATGTTTGCAGCCGACTTTTACAAAGCAATCAAAGAGCAGGCCACCGACGCCGCGCAACTTGACGCAGCCGAATGGCATTTGCCCTACACAGCCAAGATTGCCGAACTGGCACAGCTTGGCGACTTGCCATCATCACTTGACGTTATCGAACGCATTGACGCGCTGGAAGCCGAACTAGAGGCTATCCGCAGCGACTACGTCCACGACCTTGCCGTAGCTTATGACGCCGAAGGCAATGACGACGCTTGGGCCGATGCCGAAAGCGAAGCGCCTAGCGTTCAATCACTCATCGAAAATTACTGGGATGAACTGGCCGAACTGGGAGAGGCAGCATGACCAAAGAACTTTTCATCGAATGCCATGAAGAACTGATTGGCGAATATCTGGAAGCCCACCCGTCTGCAACCGAGCAGGAAGCCTATGACGCAACTGCCGACCTTGCATGGGAAGTCACCGTCGATCGCATAGCCGATATGGCCGACTGGGCGCACGATATGGCGAAAGAGGCCCTTTATGACTGACGCAATCTTAAAGCGCGCTCGTGAAGGCCGCGAGGCAATCAAGACACTAAAGACACCGGCAATAGAGGGCTTGGCGGTTGTGCTGTTTCCGATGTGCCTGATTTTGGCGGTGCTGTCATGACTGGTGGCCAGAGCCAAGCATGGCGCATCCTGACAGCCACTTTCCGCCCGTATGTAAGCGACGAAACTTGGGCAAGCATGGATGAAGCCGATCCGTTCGACCAGCAAGAGTTTTGCGAATGGTTTGATGAAACACATGAGGATTTAGCAAATGACTAAGCCAAACATTGCACAGCGCATCAATGCCGCAATGGCCGATGTGGACTACATCCAAAAGGAAAAGAAGCCCGGCATGAATTACAGCATTGTCTCTCACGATGCCGTAACATCCAAAGTGCGCCCGATCCTGCAAAAGCATGGCGTGGTTTACTACCCGCGCAATATGCAGGTGGAGCAGAACGGCAACCGCACTCAGGCCACATTTGATGTGCGCTTTGAAAACATTGATGACCGCAGCGATTTTATTGACGTTGCGACATTCGGTTACGGTGTTGACCCGCAAGATAAGGGGCCAGGCAAGGCCATGTCCTATGGCGTCAAATACGCGCTGTTGAAGGTGCTTGGGCTGGAAACCGGCGACGACCCCGACGAGGTGCAGGACGCAAAGGCTGACCACAAGCCCGAAGTTGTAACTATCACCGAAGAACAGCGCCACGACCTGCAAACGCTGATTGAGGCAACCGGCTCAAACATCGCCAAGTTTTGCGAATTTTACAAAATCAAGGCGCTGCCGGAAATGCCAGCCAGCACATTCAACCACGCAATCAAAACCCTCAAAAACAAACTTGAACCGAAGAAGGATGTGGCATGATTGAGCAACGATCCGACGCATGGTTTGCACAGCGTTGCGGCCACCTAACTGCATCCCGCATTGCCGACATGATGGCAAAGACAAAGAACGGTTGGGGGGCATCGCGTGAAAGCTACGCCGACCAGCTTATTGCCGAGCGACTAACCGGCATTGTGCAACCGGGCTTTAGCAACGCGGCGATGCAATGGGGAACCGAAACCGAACCCCAAGCCCGCAACGCCTACGAGTTTATTCAAGGCGAAACGGTAGTTGAAGCGCCGTTCGTGCTGCACCCTACTATTGCATGGTCGGGCGCGTCACCGGATGGCTTCGTAGGCGACAAGGGCCTGATTGAAATCAAATGCCCTAACACAACGACGCACACCGCCACGCTAGAGGGCAAGCCGATCCCCGATAAATACATCAAGCAAATGCAATGGCAGATGGCTTGCACCGAAACCGAATGGTGCGATTTCGCCAGCTTTGATCCGCGCTTGCCAGTCCACCTTCAATTGCACGTTACCCGCGTGGAACGGAATGACGCCTTGATTGCCGAGATTGAGGCCGCAGCGGTCGAGTTTTTGGACGAAATAGCTGCACGAATTGAGAAGATTGAAAACACCTACAGGAAGGCAGCATAATGACTGTAAACACCACAATCACCGGAAATGTCGGCAGGGATGCCGTCTATAAGGAAGGCCAGAACGGCAAGGGCTTTGTGAGCTTCCCCGTCGCTGGAAAATCAGGATGGGGCGATAAAGAGCAGACGCTTTGGTTTGATGTAACCAAATGGAACGCCAGCCCGAAGCTTGCTGAAATGCTTTTGAAGGGGACGAAAGTAACCATCATTGGCGACCAGTCGGAGCGCGAGCATCAAGGCAAGGTCTATAAACAGATAACCGCAGTTTCGATTGATGCGCATGGCCGGGCGGGCGCTGGCAGCGATACGGGAGCGCGTGAACAATCGCCGCCATCAGCAGGTGA